AAGGATGACATCAGATTCTCGCTCGCTCTTCCGGAGCAGTTGGATGAGGTTCAGCACAACTCTATCGTAGACATCGCAAACGAGTTGAAGAATGGTGGACTGAAGGAATACCTCGGAGAGAGTGAGTATGAGGTGACAATGGAGAAAGTGTATCAGTATGCTCCGGACGCTATCGCCAACGAGATAGAGTCACGCAGAGGAGAAGGTCTCCTGGCAGACGCAGTGGCTGACTATCTTGCCGACATTGCAGAGAAGGATGACCTCACTGATGATGAGTACGACATGATCTCTATCGCAAAGGATACGCTGTCAATCTTCCTTTCCGCTGATGACTCATTCGCTGATGACATGTTCAAGATGGACATGGATGACGCTCGCTATCTCCTATACATGAACAAGCATGCCAATGACAGGGACATCATCCAGATGGCTCACAACATCGGTGTGCAGACCAAGTTCGGATTCCATGATCACTTCGTACAGGGAGAGAAGTCGATTCAGCAGTTCCTTGACGAAGCGTCAAAGGCAAAGGACGATGTATTGGCAATGCACAACGCATTGAAGGCGATCCTTGACAAGATCGAAGGAGTGAAGACTGCTGCCATCAAGCAGAGGAACTTCGACCGAGAGTCAGTCAACGCAATCGTCAAGTTGGCAAGAATGTTGTCCGAGTCCCATATCCTAGACAATATGACTAACGGAGAGGTGATGAGACTTGCTAGAGCAATCCGTAATGCTAATGGTAGAGCAGACATCAATGGTGCCGTCAACCAGCTCTACGACCTTATCCTTGACAATCAGTTGAAGAGAGTACGCAAGGCATTCGACAAGACCATCAAGACCAAGGACACCAAGATAGACAACAATGGTGTCAAGGTACAGGGCAGTCTCGATGTGCAGGGACAGGACATCTTCAAGAGATTGAGAGACTATATCGGAATGGGCAACGATGACGCTAGACTCTCCGAGGCAGAGTTGCAGCAGAAGTTGGATGAGGCGAAGGACATCTTCACCGATGACCAGTCTACTGAAGAGCAGAAGGCACAGGCGAAGGTTGACATGACAATCTATACTCTTGCACTTGACTACGAGAACAAGATCCGTAAGAGCAAGGTGTCGGAGAAGGACATTCGTGAGGAGATCGCCAAGGCAGAGGAAGACCGAAAGAATAAGACCATCAGCAGAGAGGAAGCAAGGCAGATCATCTCGGCTGCGGAGAATGAGATCCGTACCAACAAGGCTGAGCGTCTTGACAATTGGATGAGGCTCACTCAGGAGATCATGAACCTTGCTGAAGCCGGACATTCCAACGCAATCGACTTCATCCTTGATGACCTTGCCCATTCTGCTGAGATCTACCACAACGCCAACTCCGACATGGAAGGTGTTGAGATTGATACCATGAGGGATCCGAAGGAGGAGACTCGTTGGCACAAACTGATAAACAGTGGCGTTGTCCGATTTATCCTTGCACCTCAGGCTACCTTCGAGCAGATGCTGAGATTCTTCGGAAGAAAGAATGTCAGTGGAGAAGGCTACTTGTATAACCGATTCATGAGAGGTTGGCTCAGTGCTGCCGGCAATGAGTTCCTCGGACTCATGGACGCTTATGCCATACTTGATGACAAGGTGTCAAGAGTCTTCGGCAAGAAGATGAGATGGAGTGATCTCTATGCGATCGAGAAGAAGATGGGTACCATTCCGGTAGAGGTGACTGACGCTTATGGAAAGCACAAGAAGCAACTCACACAGGGTAACCTTCTCTATATCCTCATGGTTGACCAGATGCCGGACGGACAGATCAAACTGAGACAGATGGGCATTGACGAAAAGGCGATCGAGGCTATCAGGAACCAGATGGATCCTAGATTCCTTGAACTTGCAGAGTGGTTGCAGACCGACTTCCTTCCAAGAAGGAGAAAGGTTTACAACGCCACACACATGAGACTTTTCGGATCAAGCATGTCTTCTATCCAGAACTACTTCCCACTCCGTATCAACAAGAATTCACGCCACATGAAGACTGACCTCAACAATCCGGAAGGAGAGACTCCTAGCATGTCTACAACCACCGGAGCGATCAAGGAGAGAGTACACAACAAGTTGCCTCTCGATGTGGTCAATGCAGATGCCTTCAGCGTAGTTATTGAGCATATTCAGGAGATGGAGCATTGGAATGCCTTCGCAGAGTTCATCAAGGATCTCAACACTCTCAAGAACTACAACCGATTCATGAACGCAGTGAAGAACACTCATTCAGTACGCTTCGGAAGTGGCGAGGAGTTGTGGAAGAACTTTGACAAGGTAACTCAGATTGCAGCCGGAACCTATCGCACCAAGACTGGTGACTTGGACAAGATCGCCATGAGAATTGCCGGTGGTGTGACCGGAGCGAAGATCGCTCTTAGAGTCTACACTGCCATCAAGCAGTTGTCATCATTCCCAGCTTACTTCCCTGAGACCAATCCTGTATATCTTGCGAAGTCAGTGGCTACTCCATGGGAGTCTTGGAATTGGTGTATGAAGAATCTGCCGGTATTCCAAAAGAGATGGAAGGGCAGACAGGCCGGAGACCATATCCTTCCTCCGGTGGATTCATGGAAGAACCATGTGGTCGAGTGGGCGGCAAGAGTCGGCATGTCACCTAATGCATTCGTGGATGCTCTTACAGTCTGCATGGGTACTAAGGCTATCTATGATACCAGATACAATCGATACATCAAGGATGGCTATAGCAAGGAAGATGCTGGCAAGAGAGCTAAGCAGGACGCAGTGATCTCCTATAACGAGACTCAGCAGTCCAACGAGGACGCATTCATGTCAGCGATCCAAAAGGACAGGAGTTATTTGACTGCGACACTCACTGCCTTCCGCAACTCATCAATGGGTTATGAGAGACAATTGACCGATGCCTTTGCCGGCATAGCAAGAAGAATGCAGCCAGGATACAAGACAAAGTCAATCGAGTTCATGACAAAGCAGATGGTTCGTGACGGCATTGAGGAATCCAAGGCAGAGAAGAATGCAAGAGCAGCATATGCAAGACAGAGTCGCAAGGATCTTGCAAGAGTCGCCACATTCGGATTCGTCCTTCAGTTCTTGTGGAATATCCTTCCGGAACTTCCTTATCTGCTCTTCGGTGATGACGACGATGAGAAGAAGAAGGCTACTGAGGAAGCAGCCATCCATGCTCTTGTCGGTGGATCACTTGAAGGCTTCACCGGTGGCAGCTACTACAGCGAGGCACTAAATGCACTTGCCAACGGAAAGAAACTCTCCGATGTCAATATGACTCAGCTGCCTATCATCTCCGACTTCCAGAACATCATTGACAAGTTTGACCGAGATGAGATAGGTGCAGCCAATGACATTGTCAACCTTGTAGCACAGGCTTTGGTTGGCGTCAACCCTCTTACAATCGAGGATGCAGTGTTCGCAGTCATTGACGCTTGCAAGGGTGATCTTGACACTGCGAAAGAAGCGGCATTCCTTGCGATGAGAGTCCTTCAGTTCCCACAGTCCAACATCGAGAAACTCTACATCGATGAGATCGATCTCTCCGGTGAAGAGGCGAAGAAACTCACGATCGAGCAGTTGGCAAGAAGGTATGCGGAGTATAAGGCAATGAGATCCGGTGGAGTTTTCAGTCCGTTCTATGATGATGCATACTTGGATAAGGCTACTGACAAGTACATCAAGAAGTTCGAAAGTGCCGTCAAGGACAGGGTTAATTCTACCGAGATTGACAGACGCTTCATGGATCTCGACGATCAGGCGAAGGAGATGGACAAGACTGTCAAGGATCTCCGCACCAAAGCCAAGAAGGGAGACTCCGACGCTGACAAGAAACTCATCGACATCTTCCTTGGAGAGGACTACGGAAAACTCCTGGCCTTCAAGGAGAGAAGAGATGAGATTGACAATGTCATCAATGATGCCATGTCAGCGAGGACGATGGAAGAGATGGCAGACAGGTTGGATGAGGTCAACCGACTTAAGGAACAGCTCTACTACGACTTCGATAACGATGGTACTGACACCTACTTCAAGGATATGTATTCATCATACACCAAGGGTATTCTTGGGCAGATGGCTAAGATGGACGCCAAGTATCTTGAAGAGTATGCCAAGAACTCACCGGAATACAAGAAGAAGTACGATGAGTACATGGATATGAGATTGAAGTACGAGGACAACCTCACTACCATCAAGGACAGGGAGAAGGTGATCGACATCGAGAGGCTGAAGTACGAGAAGGTCGGACTTGACTACACTGACGCTTCCAAGGCTCAGAAACTCATTGATGAGATGATCGCACTCTCAGCGGACTATGCGAAGAACAAGAAGAAGATTGACGACAAGAAGAATCAGTTGGAATCACTTCGCAAGTTGGGCAGTAAGGGTGGCAAGAAGAACAGATCCTACTTCAATAACCAAGCCGGCTACAAGGAACTCATGGAAGAGAAGGAAGCACTTAAGCCTTACAACTCCGAGAAGAAGATCCTAGACAAGGTGGAGAAGGAGAAGGGAGTCAGCGAGAGGGACTACATTCCGGACGACCTCTACAACACAAACGCATTCCAGGCATATCTTGCAGTCAAGTCTCTTGGAAAGTTGTCCAACAACACCTTTAACTTCACATCCGTCAAGGATGCCGAGGACAGGTACAACAACGCAGTGACCGATAGTGCCAGGGACTTCTACAAGGGATTGATGGATGAAGAGAAGATCAAGTACACTCAGAAGGTGATGAGGATACTCAACGGAATCGACACCTTTGATCCGGAAGAGGATGACGATGAATAGAGAAAGGGGAGCCGAAGGGTTCCCCTTTTCCAATTGTCACAATACAGAAGTAAGATTGATAGATCAAGTGCGTATATTTGTAATGAAGTTTACTTCATTTCATATGATTGGGTTATTTTATTGGCTTTTAGTCATGTCGTAGTGATACGCCATGTATTTCATGGTAATAGTTTTACTAATGTGTTGTAATTATCATTTTCAGGGGGAGAGACGCTTTCTGCGTCTCTTTCTTTTTTTTTGCCACTATAACAAAATGTAAATCAGTAATTTAACTTCAATGGTTTGATAGTTATAACTTCAAGTATATCTATCTCTAATTTCGCCATAGTTCAACCGGTGAACAACAATCAATTAAACATTTGAATTATGAGCGAAAAGACAATCATTTTCCCTGAGGGAGCAAGTGGCTCTTCAGTGGATCCTAATCTCCTTCTCACATCGATGAACGGAGGTGGTGGCTTCGGTGGTGGAATGTGGAACAATCCTATTTGGGCGATTGTATTCCTTGCATTCCTTCGTGGTGGACTATGGGGTGGTGACAATGGATGTTGCAACGGAAATGCTGCATTCGTTTCATCGCAGCTAGGACAGGCGATAGCCGGCAATGCTAATGCCATCAGCAATCTCTCTACAAGCCTCAATTGTACTGAGTCACAAATCCAGAATGCCATCAGCAATCTCCAGAACTCAGTTCAGCAGGTGGCCAATGCCAACAACATGAACTTCATGCAAGTTGTCAATGCAGTTCAGTCCGGTAACTCCGGTATCCTTAACCAACTCCAGACATGCTGCTGCAACATCACCAATGCTGTCAATACCGGTTTCGGAAATCTCCGTTACGAGAACGCAGCACAGACTTGCAGCGTAAAGCAGAGCATCGCAGAGCAGACATCATCAGTGCTTGCCAAACTCGACGCTATCGAGGATTCACGCAAGGATCGTGAGATTGCTGCACTTACTGCACAACTCACTGCTGCTAACTCTAGAGCAGAGCGTCAGGCAGAACTCGCACCTATCTACAAGGCGATCGAGCGTATCCCTAATACAGTACCGGTTCAGTGGCCACAGCTCACAGCTATCCCTACATCTCAGTTGTATGGACTAGGCTACGGAATTAATCCAACCGGAAGCATCTGGTCATAGGAGGGGCCTCATTATGGCAATAGTAACAAGGGTAAATCGCTTGGGTATCCCAGCGATCAGGACCATAAACGCAGCGGTCAGCGATGGCAAACTAAAACTCACCTTCGCCAGTCATGCCAATGTGAGTGACGCATTCCAAGGCTTGTTCTTGGTCTATGTCCCTAGTCTGCCAACCTTGCCGGAAGAGGGTGTGCCTATTTACTTGACAACGGAAGGATATAGCGTGGAGAAGCAGTTGTTCACTCCGCAGAGTGTGCCGGTCACCTCACAGGAGATCGCAGTGGGTGTATACCTGTGTTTCTACGACTCAACTTCCGGAATGGTAAGAGTCATGATGTAAAACCAACAAACAACAATCGCAGATATGTTCCAGAATCTAAGACAAGGCAATCAGATATACATACTGAACAAGACCGGAAAGCCGGTGTTGGAGACCGGTATAGTAGTGTCAGTTTCAACGCCAATGCCGAAGTACCAGGTCCCACCGGTATTCGGTCAGCCACAGGAGATGACAGTTGATCTCATCGTGAAGGTGGGTGGACAGGATGTGAACTACCAGAGGATACCGGCATCGTCGGACATCGCTGACTTCGGCACTACCGGCATAGTCCTTTCCGACAACAAGGAAGCGATGAATGCCGAGGTTGTCAGCCTCAAGAACAAGAGCGTCGACGCAATCAACAGCGTGGACTTCCACCGAGACATTGTGTCCGGATGTGACAAGATCTTGGAAGTGCTGAATCCGGAGTTTGCCGAGAGGCAACAGCAGCAGATGGAGATCAACACATTGAAAGACCAGATGAGGGAATTGATGGAGTTGAACAAGAGCCTGCTTGCCAAGTTGGATTCTGGATCCTCTGCATAATAGAAATCGATATGGGAGCAAAGTATTGGGAAATTCGTGAGTCATACGGAGATCGTATGGAACACAAGAGTCCGGAGTTCAAGGAAGGCTACGAGTGTGGCTATGAGGAAGGCTACGAGGCTGCTATGGAAGAGATGGACGGACAGATGGGTAATCGCATGGGCCACAGGGGTGGCATGATGGGTAACCGAAGGATGTACGGAAGTCGCTACGGCAATCGTGGTATGATGGACTACGAGACTGAGGACATGGGCGAACGCAGAGGCAGAGACTCTATGGGACGCTATCGTTAACAAAAGACAATCGTTATGTGCAACATTAGACTAGACGCAAGAGAGAGGTTCCCTTCCGGAATGGAAGACTATCTTGGCTTTAACGGATGGCACTTCAACAGGAAGATGTACGAGTGGGCAGTCAGTATGATGGTCGACCGAAATGGGAAGAAGGTGACTCCTATGAAGAAGGATGAACTAGAGAACCTGATGGGCAGATACGGAATCAACCTTGAACATGCCAAAGGCTATGATGCCGTATATGTAGCTTCTATGGCGAAGGCTGACTTCTGGGGATCGTCGATCTCCGATGAGCAGCACCTTGCCATGTATGTGTACGATGTGATTGAGGACAAGGACGGATATGAGGGCATGCCGTTCACCAGGTTCTATGCTGATATGATCGGTGCCGGAATTCCTATTGAGTGGGAGGATATGCTATGATGTATCAGGAGTTCTATCTGCCTTCATATGATTGGCGTTTCATAATCTACTACAATGTTTCCGGTAGGCAGGCGTGGGAGATCTTGGAGAAACTGAGAAGCCTTGGTGCCAGTGGAAGGATTATGAAGAGAGCCGAGGACAACTTGTTCTTCGGTGGACTGAACAGTGGATTCACTTGCACAATGGAGCAGAGCCGTACATCACTGATCGTCATAGGCCAAGTTACAAGTGCAGCTGAGTTCTGGAACACCTTCGACCATGAGAAGGGACATGCCTCGACGCATGTGGCAGAGGCTCTCGGCCTTGATCCGAATGGAGAGGAACGGCAGTACCTGTCCGGAACGATAGCAAAGGAAGCATTCAAAGTTGCGAGACTTTATGTTTGTGATAAATGTATGTGAAGTAAAGATAGACCTCGTTAGATAAATCCGCATTCTACTTTTGCCATGACTGAATATGTCATGTCGTACTTGCCTTGTAGGACTGATTCATTTCAGCACTGCAAGGCATTTTTAATTATAAACAGATGAAAGTTGTTATAGACACACAGAACATACTTGACGATGTCGACGGAGTATTTTTGAGAGAGACCGGTGACCGGAACAACATGCCACAGAGGGGTGTGCTTATGCAGTACCTCAACGAGGCAAATGCTAGAGTCATCATACTCATCGGAAAATACTATGAGGCATATTGTCAGGAAGAGGCTGACGATTCTCTCGGACTTGCAGACAAGTTCGTGTATGGACTCCTTATGTCACCAAGAAGGGAGATGGGCAAGGCTCAGGCCATCACTGACACCATCCATTCCTTCCTTGTCAATCTTGTGCTTGCAAAGGTATTCACCAATGCCGGACTCGCAGAGCTGGGTGCAAAGCATGAGGCTCAGTATGGGGCAGACGGAGCAGTGCTTCAGCAACTCATTCATTCAAAAAGACCACCGGTATGCTAGACAAGGTACACAAGCATCGCAGAATCGTCCTTAGAAAGGATTGGATCTACAAGCAGGTTGACTCGATCACGCAGAAGTTGTCGGATGTGGCTCTTGCCGGATCCGAGGAGATCGTGAAGGATGGTTACGCATCCGATGTCGAGGACAGGCTTGACGGCACTCTCATGAGTACATTCGCTGATTCTAGGGACTCTATCCTTCGAATCAAACTTGCACATTGTCTTGACAAGACGGAAACGATCGTAGTTGACAATACTCCGGATGTGCTTGCCACATACGAGTATGACTTCGTCCTTCCGGAAGACTTCAACGGAAGCCTCATGAAACCATTGGCCCAGATGATGAATGACTATATCGTCAAGGGTATCCTGTATGATTGGTACAACCAGATAGGAAGTGACCAGGCGGCAAGACTCGCTTCGGAAGTGTTTGATCTTGAGACAAGGATTGTGAACACCTTCCGTCAGCCGGAGTTTGTGGCAAGGGAAAGAATGGCTCACTTCCATAATTATATAATTCGATAGTTATGCCAAGACCAAAGGGAACACCGAAGACCGGTGGCAGAAAGAAAGGAACTGTCAATGTGGTGACGAAGGAACTTGGGGGAAGACTCCAAGACGCCATCGTCAACCGATTTGACAAGGCTATGGAAATGCTCGACAGGGTTGTCGATCCGGAGAAGTACATATCATTCTACATCAAGTTGCTTGAATTCAGAGTACCTAAGATGCAGTCAGTGGCTCTAAGTGCTGACAAGAGCGTCAGTGACCTGAGAAGCGAACTTGATGAAATGTCAAAGGAGGAGGTGTGATATGAAACTCACTGCTGACAGAAGATACAGGAAGTCAACCTACACCATCAGCGATCTCAAAGTCGATGGAGTGTGGCTCTGCAATGTGCTTGAAGACAAGGACAGAGGTCTTACCAATGGTATGACTCTCGATGCCATTGCCAAGCGTAAGGTGTATGGGGAGACTGCAATCCCAACCGGTACATATGAGATTGATCTCGACATTGTATCCCCTAAGTTCAAAGATCGTCCTTGGGCAAAGAAATACAACGGCATCGTTCCAAGGCTTAAGGCTACCAAAGGTTTCGTAGGTGTACTCATACATCCTGGCACTGACGAGAATTCCACAGCCGGATGTCTCATCGTAGGCTTGAACAAGGTCAGGGGCAAGGTGGTGAATTCAGTTGAGACATACTACAAACTGATGGACAACTACCTCATGCCGGCAAAGGCTAGAGGTGAGAGGGTAACAATCCAGATAGGAGGATAGGCTATGGAAGGCAGTGTCATTGTAAGCATCATATCCGCTCTCTGTTGTGTCGGTGGTGTTGTCTATATGGTTGTCGAGAAACTGATGGACAAGCCTAAGACCAATGCGGAGATCAAGCAGATGGATGAGAGCGTGAAGAAGGACTCGATCGATACCGGTCTTCAGGCACTTCAGTTCCATCAGCAGTTTGAGGAAGTCATCGAGGCGAGAGTCGAGAAGGCAGTCGCTCCGGTACTTGAAAACCAGGAGAGGATCGTGGCTGAACTTCGGGACATCAAGGAGAACTGGTGCTGCTACAGGGATAACTGCAACATGAGAATAAAGCACAAGGACATGATATTGCCATCTGACTATGAAGAGAATTGAAAGGAGAAAGGCTCTGGTATGGGCGATGAAATACATACCGGTCATCGGTACGATAGTATACACCATACATGCCGGACTGCTGCTGATGGGGCAGAACATGCTTCTTGCAGAATTCCTTGTCATAGTCTTGAATGTCTCAGTCCTTGTATGGATGCTCAGCACTGAGTTCCACTTCTGCCTTCTCCACAAGTGTCTCATAGGATATGTGACCTTGTTCAATGTCTGCATACTGCTGCAACGATTGGACTTGTTCGGAGCGTTCCTGGTGCCGGCTCGGTGGATAATGTTTGTACTGGGAATAATCCTCATGATATGGTTGTTTATAAGATTCAAAAACTTCAAGGAAGATGAGTGTTAGCAAGAATCAGTTGGGCGATGCCTTGATACATGTCGGCAGACTGATCAAGGAAGACAAATGTCAGGTGACACCGGATCAGTGTGATGACATCTTTGGGCAGATCTCGGCAGCTATGAGAGTGCAGATGACGGCAGAACAGGCATGCTCCTACCTTCAGTGCAGTCGTACAAGTTTCGACAAGTGGGTGAAGATGGGACTCCTTCCGAAGGGAAAGAAGATCCGAGGGATGTCCTCGCTTATATGGTACAAGAATGAATTAAAGAGACCGGACTGATGAACAGACTTAGACTAATTTTTTTGTTGATGATAATCGTATCCGGATGCTCACCGAGAGTAATTCCCCCAGCTGAAATCAGAGACAGTGTGAGGGTTGAAATCAAGGAGTATCCGGTTTATGATACCTTGAAGGTGGAAGTCCCTAAAGAGGTGGTAAGGATTGAGACAAGGGACACGATGTCCTTCATTGAGACAAGTTTCGCTAAGAGCGAGGCTTGTGTAAGCAACGGCATACTCTATCATTTGATTGAGAACAAGCCGCAGACTTGGATCAAGCCAATCGAGTTGAAGATGACCGAGAAGACTGTAGCGACAAGCCACTTGGAGAAACTGCCACCGCAGATCATCAAGGTGGAGAAGAACCTCACATGGTGGCAGCGTACACAAATGATAGGATTCAGGATCATGATAATTCTAATACTTGTGAGCCTTGCAGTCAAGTACCGAGGCAGTATTCTTAAACTCGTCAAAATGATAAAGTGATATGGCAAATACTAAACTAATAAGAAAGAAGGTCGGAGTGAAGGAACTCGATACCATCAAGTATCGAAAGAGCAAACTCGACCACAAGCAGAAGGATCCGCTGCTCCTTGAACATGCCAACAGGGTATGGAACAGCATGGAAGACTATCGTCAGCAGAATGCCAGAGGCTACCGAATGGTATACGGAGACCAATGGGCAGATCTTGTGACAGTGTACATGGATGGTGAGGAAACCACCATGACCATGAGAAAGTACATGGAGATGCAAGGCAATATCCCTATGCAGGCTAATCAGTTGAAGACTCAGGTCAACACCATCTCCGGTGTCCTCATCAAGGAACAGAACGAGCCGGTCTGCAATGCAGTTGACCGAGCCGAGCAGCAGTATGGTGAACTCATGACCATGTGTCTGCAAGCGAACTGCAACAGAGACCATATCAACACGATCTATCAGTCTTGTACAAGGGATGTAGTCATCGGTGGTCTCGCAGTGGTCAAGGAGAATTGGGGATACCGAAACAACGACAGCAGAAGGGCAGATTCATGGACTCAGTATATTGATCCGAACTATCTTATCCTGGAGACTACCTTCCGAGATCCTAACATGGAGGACATCGATCTCATCGGATGTTGGTGGAAGATGTCAAGGAAGAAGTTGAACGCCATGTTCAGCAAGTACGGAAGGGAAGTCATGGACAGGATCGAGCAAGCATACGGCCCATATGATGTCTTTGCGTCCGGTGTAACTTCTCAGCTGACTGACCAGAAGAATATCGATAATCTCTCCTTTATGAAGTCGACCAAGCCGGATGAGGTATGCGTGGCTGAGATATGGACATACGAGACCAAGGAGCGACTGCATGTCCATGATTGGAATGAAGGTACTGAGGAATACATTGACGCTGACGACACTGAGATGTTGAGGGAGATCAATGCCATCAACAACGAGCGAAAGGCTCTTGCGAGAGAGTCCGGATGGTCGGCAGAAGAGGCTCCTTTCATCGAGGTCGAGCCGTTCACTGACTCATTCTGGTATTGCCGTTACCTTGCACCGGACGGAACTATCATCTACGAGGAAGAGTCACAGGCTCCGGACAGGATGCACCCTTTCACAGTCATCATCACTCCTTTCAATGATGGTAGAATCGTAGGTTGGATGTCCGACGCATATGACTTGCAGATCGCACTCAACCGAACATATGTGCTACAGGATTGGATTGCAAGGAATCAGGTGAAGGGTATTACCATGGTTCCGAAGTCACTCATTCCGGAACATATGTCAAACGAAACCTTCATTCGCAACTCTCTTGTGATGGGCAACTACTTTGTCTTTGACGATAAGGAACTTCCACCAGGAACAAAGATTGAGACTATCTACCCTTCAGCAGTCTCATACGATGCGTCAAACCTTATGGCACAGATTAAGACACTGATGGAAGGATCGACTGCCGTATCGAGTGCATTGCAGGGAAAGACTCCTTACTCCGGCACTTCAGCAGCATTGTATGCTCAGCAGACATTAAATGCCAGCACACCATTGGCAAGTTTGCTCAGCGACATACGAGCCTTTATGGAAAAGGTATCCACCAAGAAAGTCAAGAACATTGCAGCTTTCTATGATCCGGAGAGATTCGAGAAGATTGCCGGTGCCATGAGTGAAGTGTTTGACAATGCTAACATGAACTTCAATGAAGTGAAGGATATTGAGTTTGATCTCGTTATTAAGGAGTCTAGTGAGACACCGGTCTACAGGGCGATCACCAACGATACTCTTCTTCAGTTCTTCCAGATGGGTGCTATTGATCTTGAGACTATGCTCAGCGTTGGATCATTCCCATTCGCAGATCAGTTGCTCCAGAAGATCCAAGCCAGACAAGCCGAGGTTGAGGCTGCTCAGCAGTCGCAAGCCTCTGCCGGCATGGATCCGAAGGTGGAAGAGGAAGTGTCAGAGCAGTCTCAGGCTCAGCCTTACGGCATTGTTCCGGAGCATGCTACAAGACCATTGGTTAAGTGATGAAGACTGTTACTATCAAGGATTCCTACTCGGTAGGAAAGAGGGCGTTCCATGGCTACCTCGTACATTACTGCCAGATTGACAATGCCATTGCAGTACGCAATTGGAATGTGCTTAAGCTGGAGTGGGCGGCCCACAACGGACTCTATGCTCTTGGACTATGGAGAAGCCACACTCGGAGCGTTGACTTTGAGCATCCGCAGAAATGGTGGGTATCGGTCATATGGTGCATACTCGGATCACTGATGTATCCGTTCATCCGATAAAAAAAAGGAAGGGGACTAAGATCAGTCTCCTTCCTTTTTGGTTTTTGACAATGACAACAACATTTGGTTTCACAAAGGTACAACAAATGGTGATATGTCCTTCACCCTCATTGTGACAATTGGACTAGTCGAGCAGTTTCGCTCTCTTCATCACATCTCTGACGAAGGCAAGTCGTCTGACGACAAGATCCTTTGGTGACATCTTCCTTCCGTCCGCTTTTGATTCAGTGAAGTAGTAGCATGTCTTCATGAGATAGCTGATGGTGCAGTCCTTGGAACGGATACCTAGTTTGTGCCTGATGTTGAGGAATGTGTCGGTGTCAATGGCCACAAGTTCCCTTTCATTGAAGGGATTCTCGATCACATAGTGTCTCTTGCCGGTGTGTGCATACCAGCTCTCTGCCACTCTCACTGCTTGTCTGTAGGTCCTGTTGGCGTAGAGTGTAACGACTCTTCTCGCCATCTTCTTAAAGTATTTCTTCATATAGTGTAGTTAAAAAGTTGCTGCATTGGTTGCTCTTTGCTCCTGCTTTACCGGAATCTCATCTTCCCATTTTGGAAGAGGCATCTCCTTGTATGCCACCCACAGGAGGATGGCAGTCGCCATGAGTTCATCATCATGCATTTTTGGTGGTGCAGTGAACTTGCCATGGTCGTCGATATACCTGTAGATCTCGTTGATGCATGTGAGGCATGGCTCCTTCCAATATTGGAAGTGGATTGCCGTCTGCATGAAGTCGATGATCTTAGGCTTGGTCTGGTGGTTGGTCTGGAATCCCCACTTCTTTGGCTCTCCATCCATGATGGTTTCGGACGGAGTCGTTCTCGTATAGAGGTTGGTGTAGATCTCCGATGCTATGTCAAGTATGTACTGAGATCCGTCTCCACCGGTATCACGCTCCTTGTCCGACATCTCCAATGTATTTGACTCGATGACCAATCTTGCATGGTTATACCATTCAGCAAGACGGATGGCATCGTATACGAGATCGTCGTGGGAACAATGGTAGTGCATCTCAGCGACGATTGCCGGTGTGCCGGAAAAGTCGGACATGAGCATGAGCCTGTCGAGTACTCGTACTGAAGAGTAGTCGGATGTAGGGTTAGGGCCACCGATGTCGACCGCCACCACATACCGGTTCTTTACCGGAGAGTCATCCGGCATCTCCCATATCTTAAGGTTGCCGTTCTTCTTTTCAAGGAAACGGATGTTCTTAAGCACACCCCTGTCCCTTCGGTCGTCACTTACCAACTGACCGATCTTGACAGGATCCTTGACGAACTTCTTCATGAGGTTCACTTCGTCTCGGTCGAATACCTTTGATCCGGCAGATGTGAAGGACTCTTCCCAAGTCGAAGGCATTTCATTAGCCGCTTGGTTGTATGATGTCTGCTTCAGTCTCTTGTAGCGATACCAGTTAATTCCTTCAAGGGTGGCACCAAGAGACCACAACCACCAATAATGCTTGCCGTTGTCCTTCCAGTTGTCTTCCCTCTTCTCGTTGTCCTTGTTCTCTATGAGCCATCTTGCGAACTGACGGAGATCCGGTATATACCTTGTGTCATGCTCGATGAAGAACCAAGGGATGAAGATAGGCGTGTAGCCACCTCTTCCTTCAATGCATTCAAACCACACTTGGGCAAAATAATCATCCTCGGACTTTGCGGTAGACTCCATAACTTGCATTGAGTAGGCATTCTCTGCCAGAAGACCACCTTGGATATCGGCAATCAGATCTTCCGGTCTTTTCTCCGGAGTATTAGGCCATACTCCCACTTCCGAGAAATGGACTCCACCAATGTCCTTTCCTCGTAGTGAATCCGGTTTCTCGGCAGTTCCGATGTAGATCTGTCCGTCAGGGAATACTGCCTTTCCGGTTTCGTCCTTTACCACATACGAGTGTCCTGTCCTTCCGGAAGGTGCCAACTTTAACACTGATCCTTCCGGCAGACCAAGATCCCATGCAGGATATTCTCCGAGAGTTGATGATAACATCTGAAGGATTGTCTCACTTGCAGTCTGCTCATGAGCAGCGATGGTGAATGCATGGAGATGATCCCAATGGAACTGCAACCATGTTTGATAGAAGATACAGAAGGTGGATCCTCCCCATTGCCTGGCCTTGTCAATGATGATATCGATAGGCTCTCCGGCAAGACGGAGTTTCTCACATTCCAGGAAGACAAGGATTTGAGGATAGTTCAACTTGAACCTCACTCGTCCCTTTTGTCCCTTCTTTCTTTTCTTAGGCTTGATCTTGATGCAGAACCATGCCCATGCGGTGAAGTCATACTTATGTCTAAGCTGCCTTAACTTTATCTCGACATCATGAGCTGTGCGTATCTTGGGATCGTCCGGATGTTTGGCAAGCAGTTTCTCGATTGTCTTGCAACGCCTGAGTTCCCTGATGAACTTGTTCTTCATCATGCTTTCCGGAACCCACTGCTCCGGAATGGCGTAATCAGGAATGGTCAGCTTGACACGCTTCTCTGCACAAGGGGCATCCTTGCCGGTGATGGGATCATACTTGGATCTCAGCCTTTCCCATCTGGCTTCGTTCTCCTTGAGGATCTTATCTACCTCTTGCTCGATCGACATCATAATCAAGTGCGTTTAATCTTCTTGCCACTTCAGCCACTGCCATTCCGACGATGAAAGCTGCAATGTGCGATACTGCCGATATACTTGGAATGAACGCCATTGCCAATGTGACAACTATGAATGTTATGACCGGAGCAGTCTTCCACCATGATGACGACAAAGCCGGAGTCCTTGATCCGAGTACTGCATAGAGTATGTTGGAGAATCCGACCATTGGCTTGAAGGAGCATCCGTAGACCATGATGGAGATGAGGTATCCAACTGCAAGGTACTTGGCGTTGTCTTTCCTTCTGGGATTGAATACTGACCATATGGCAATGCAGTTAACTGCGAGGTGGAATATGTTGGTGTGGAAAAGGGGATAGACTGCCGATCTTACCAGATATGGTACGGCATTGCCGGACAACCATTCCGGACAACCAAACGCCACAAGCGTCGTCGCAAGTATGAAGATAATCCATGATCTCATTTCTGCCTTTCCCTTTGCAATGTCAGTAGCGTAAGGTCATGCCCCATATAGAATTCCGGAGCCGGCAGACATACCAGTGTCTCGCAGATCCATTCCTTAGGTTCGGTTGTATCCGGATGCTCTTCCATGTACTTCATGTACAAGTTGTAGAGTCTGTAGACCTTTCTTCTTGTAGTGGAATGGAGTCTATGAAGGGATCTTCCCTTGTCGATCATCTTAATGTAGTTTACAAGGCTCTTTGCCGAGAGGTAGAATTTCGGAGCCGGTTGGCATCTACACCAATCAGCTGCTTCATGCATGTTGTTGAAATGTTCTTCTCTAAGACCTCTCAGGTATGTGAGATAGAGTGCATGATCCCGCTCTTCACGAAGTTCAGTATCCTTACTCCTCATACTCAAATTTACCTAAAGTATTACTTAAAGTAAAGATAGACTTCAGTTGCCATTTCCTTGGTTTATTTTTGGGTTATTGATATTCAAGTTATAATTAAACTAATATTATGGAAGATATTGAGAATCAGCAGAATCAAGACTATAGAAGTCAGTTGGTTGACCGAATGAGGTCAAGATATCCGGACAGGAACTTCGATGGCGGTGATGGTGGTAATGGTGGCAATGATTATGATCGCAGTATCTTGGACACCTTCAACGAGTACGATGAGAACAACAAGAGATTGGTTGATCTGTTCAGGACAGACTCCAAGGCTGCTGCGTTCTTCAATGCTTGGGTAAAGACCGGTAACCCTGCCGAGGCATTCAGAAACCTTTATGGACATGAGGCGTTCGAAGCCATGAGCAGTCCGGAAGGAGCGGAGATCCTGGCAAGAATCCAAGCGGATGAGGCCAAGAACAAGGCAGACTATGAAGCGGAGTCCGAGCGAATCTCCCAGAACTATCAGAAGTCTCAGTCAATTCTTAACGAGTGGGCAAGTGGCAGAGGTCTCAGCGATGAGGACAAGATGGACATCCTTGAAAGATGCTTCACTCTCCAGGATGAGATGGATGAGGGAATCTTCTCGAAGGAACTCTTTGACGCAGTATGGAAGTCACTCCATTACGATTCGGATGTGCAGGCTGCAAGACAGGAAGGTGAAGTCACCGGTAGAAACGCAAAGATCGAGGAGAGGGCAAGGCAGAGACGAGAGCAGTCGATGATGTCTCCGGCTCTCAGCGGTCAGGGATCAAGAGTCAGGGAAAACCCTACTGAGGAGAGAGAGACTTGGGGAAGTCTCCTTAGAAAACGCTAAACATATTTTCAATGAATATGAATACTATCAATTTTCTTAAAACCCACAAGATGAGCATCCTGTCAGTGCTACTTGTGGCAGTAGCTGCGGTACTAGGTGCTGACAGCTCATTCGCAATGGCAGTGGATCCGGTAGACCTTGCGGCTAATCCGAATCCAAGTGACGAGGCAAATGGTGGCATTGAGGCTAGACCTGCCGGAGAGAAGCCTGTAGAGGATCTTGCCGGACTTAAGACAACTCAGCATAGTGCCGCTACTGCGACTGATGTAAAGGATGCCGGTCTTGAGGCAGAGGACTACGACAAGGATGTCGTTGAGTTCAACAAGTTCAAGTATGCATCCGAGACAATCCTTGCGTCAAAGGTTAAGCCTATCAAGGTTAAGACCTATACTCCAGAGCATTTCCGTATCGGTCAGCCTGACCTCGATGCAGTGGCAAAGAAGGCAGTGACAATCGGAGCCGGCATTAACAAGATCTCAGTCAGCGTTGATGACATCTCTAATGTAGAGGCTCTCATTGAGTACGCTGTCGTTTCAGTAGAGGGTGTTACAGGCTATGCAAAGGATGCCGGTGGCAACGAGTACGAGTCCGGTAACCTTCAGTTGTTCGTCCTCAATCACAACGACGACACAAGCAAGGTTGTATTCAGAGTGTCAAATCCATCTGCAACAAAGTCAATCACAATTCCTCTCGGCACTACACTCCATGTTTGTGCTACTGCCGGCAGTGAGTCGCAGATGAAGTCAAGTCCTGTTACCTTCCTTCCAGAGAAGACAGGTGTTACACTCCAGAAGAAGATTGAGACTTGCATCATGACTGACGAGTTCAAGGAGCAGATGAAGAAGACACCTATCACAAAGGCTGATGTCATTCAGTATGTAACTGACATCTTCAAGAGAAAGTGTGCGAGATCACACTGGCTAGGCGAGGGTGACAGAGTCGATGTCAAGGTGAAGGAGACCGGTGGCAATCGTGAGTACACATACATCGAGAAGGGTATCTTCCGTCAGATTCCTGGTCTCTACACTCATGACGAGGAGATGTCCGATGATGACTTCATGGCAATGTCTGCAATGATGTTCACAAACTATGCACAGTCGGACAACGCCACTGCCTTCTGCGGTCGCAACGAGATGATGCGTATCATGAGACTCATCAACAAGACAGAGCGTATGCGTGACGCATCTAAGGTTGAGGTTAACGACTATGGTATCAAGGTTCGCAAGTGGAGTGACAACTTCGGTACAATCGAGTTTGTATATGACCAGACATTCGATGAACTCGGCATGTCAGACTATATGGCAATCCTCGATCTCTCATCAATGGTACGCTACTACAAGCGTGACGAGCAGACAAACTCTCTCGACATGAAGAAGACAAGCGACCAGAGAGAGGCAGAGATCTGGAACATCTCTCGAATCGACTGCTACTGCCTTAAGGGTGGCAACGCACTCGTAGTATGTCCTAAGACTCTTGCTACAAAGGCGGCTACACTCGGTGGTATCAAGGATCACTACGCAAAGGCGGCTGACCTTGCAGCATCATCAATCGACAAGTCTAAGATCTACTACCTTACTGCTGACCAGACAGGCGAGAATGCCGGTCTCAAGGCTGGTATGCTCGTTGAGTACAACGAGGTCGTAGGTTGGGAGCAGTTCCATGGCAGAGTAATCCTCTAGTATCAATAACCAAAGAGAGGGGAGAGGAATGGCCTCTCCCTTCCTTTTAAAAAACAAACACGATATGACATCAAAGATTTACGCATACATCGGAAAGAATTTTGCCACAATTGATGTGTACAACAGCAGACATGGCAGAATCCAGATCTCATTTACCGGAGGTGACATGTACAACAAACTCAACTACACTCCGGCCAAGACAAAACCTATCAGCGATCCTGTCCTTCAGGAACTCATTGAGAAGAGTCCATATTTCGGAAAGAATGTGATTCTCTATGAGAAGTATGAGACAGAGGAGCAGAAATCCGACAACGAACCACTCACCGAGATTGCAGAGGTGACTGACTTCGTTTCCGCATGTGAGTACCTCAAGGAGAATCATGGGGCAAAGGCTACACAGCTCAAGTCTCCGGCAGGAGTTAAGAAACTCGCATATTCTATTGGAATCTCATTCCCTAATTGGGATCAAGCATAATTTACAATGTACACTCTTGAAGTAGCGAAAGCGATCCTCATCGTGAGGAAGAACCTTGACGAGCAGAACATCAACTTCTCTGCAATGATGCCGGATGAGAATGACCTCATTGCCGGAGAGGATACCGATTCCGAGAATCTGGATGACCTCATCGCCAAGACACTTCCGGAAGCGATCAACAGGATCCATATGACTGCACCAATCTTCATGGTGGACGGCATCGAGCCGGACGAGGACAAGGTGGAAGCAGAGGCAAAGGGAGACACTCTTAAGGTGACCATCAAGGATGAGATGCTCCGTTTCATTTCCTTCAAGGCGAAGGAGTCGGACATCATCATCACCGAGCCGGTTGCAGAGGACTCTGCCATCGCCAGGATGCAGCATAACCCTTACACAAGAGCGTACTATGACAGACCATGCCTTGTCCGACTACAGAACAAGGCATCGGATCTTTCGACATCATTCATGTACTATGGATTGAAGGACTCGGCTGACGGACTCGGCAGAATAGAATACATTCCTGCATACCACTATGATCCGGACACTACCGAGTACAGGATCGCAGAGATGCTCCATGACATGGTGATGAACCAACTTACCGGCATGGTGCTGATGACTCTCGGCAGCAACGAGATCGCTCAGTATTACCTTGCCATGTCTTCATTCGGTAATGACGAAACCAAATAGTCAAGCAAATGGACAGATATAATATCAGACAAGATCTAGAGGTGAGGTGGACATTGCTATACAGCAACAAGACGCCTTTCCCATTGTCCGGCTATACGCTCCGGATGAAGTACATTGCCGGAAGAGGAGAGAATCCCATTCCGGAAAGCGATATAACAGTTGACGGCAATGTGGTAGTATGGCAGTTCAAGGCAGACCACCAGATTGCGAGTGGTGCATACAATCTCAGCTTGGAACTATTCCTTGGAGATCAGTATGTGACCAAGTTCTTCAGCAAGGATGCCTTCGCTCTTGGATGTCATGGAGACGGCAGTGGAGTCGTTGAGATCACCGGTTATGCCGATCATCTATTCACTGCATACAGGCTTGCCATGGACGCTGCTGAGAGAGTGCCTAATGTGGACGATGAACTCTCCTTGGAGTCAAAGAATCCGGTGCAGAACAAGACAATAACTGCTGCTCTCATGTCGTACTACAAGGCATCTATGTCTGCTTCTTTCTCAGGAGTAAGAGGTAAGGAAGGTACAGTCACCTTCTCATCATCATTGTCATTCAACGGAAACAATATTCCAGGATACACCATCAAGTACTACAAGGACGAAGCGAGAACCCAGGAGATCCATTCCGGAGACAAGGATACCATCACCGGATCGTCCAAGACTTATTATGGAACAATTGATGTCAAGGGTGTTAAGTATTATGTGTCTGCGTCAGTCAGTGCATACTACAACACATATTATGGTTTCACCACTTACGATGGAGTTAGTTTCGGTCTTTCCGGACTTACTGCAATCAATGTTCCATCTGCACAGAGGACATACACCAAGACAAATGGAAGTGCGTCTACTCCAATCTTTGTGATTGCCGTTCCTTCCGGAGTGACTGCTCCGAGCAGATTCTCGATGGGAGGCGCACCTGCTGCTCTCGTTTCTGTTCCTTATACAATCGATGGGATCTCATACACCATGTTCTACATCGGTGACTACGACAAGAATGTTACACTTGAAATAACTGCATCATAATATGGATATCAATTTCGGTAAAATAGCCAACGCCTTGAAGTCGGTCGCAAAGAATCATATTGTGGCCGTTGCCGAGGACATCTATGATGAGGCACTCGACATGTACCAGAGTGTCTTCAACCATGATGCCAACCAGATCGTAGCACACCGGAATATCATTCCTAGATACAAGGTCATTCAGTCGGTAGATCATGGAACAGTACAATACGATAGCAATATCATTCTCTGCACAAAGGGAGTCTACAACGATCTGGAGGAGAAGCAGGAAGATGTGCTATATCTCATAACGGATGGAACCGAGGTATATGAGATGTACCTCGGAACCATCTATGTAGATCTGAGAACTAATACCATTACCGGTATCACTAACAGGCTTGAACAAGTAGAGGATTTCATAAACACCTTTGACGCTTCTTTCGAGGCAGAGATAGAGGGTTTGTCAAGCCGTATTGAAATCGTTGAGATAGCGACCACTGAAACCCTTCCGGAAGTGATCGCAAATACCAAAGAGGAACTTGAAGGTAAGATAGACCAGAATTGGGAGATCCTCTCGGCAGAGTGCGAGTCGAACTCGGATATGTTGGAGTCTCTCGGAGATATGGTCAATGATCTTATTGAGAATGACACCGCCTCTTTCATTGGCATATTCTCAACACCGGAAGAGTTGGAAGATATGGCAAGCGAGTCCGGTGTCCGTACCGGATGGGGTTATGTAGGAACTGACACTACTCGCCTTGCCATCTATCAGTATTCCAACGGATCTGCTCATATGCTCTATAGGAATCCTAACAATCCTGCAGCTGATGAGAATTATTATGACATCACAAGTTTCAATGACCTAAAGAGACTTGTGGACAGAGTTCTCGGTCAGGTTGTCATCATGTCGGAGTCTGAGTATGAGGCATGCGTCAAGGAAGGCAACAAGATCTATTATGTATACGAAGACGAGGATTAGTTATGATTGGAATCAACGGACATGAAATAACTATGATCTATATCCGAGAGCGATTCAAGAGAGCGAAGGATATGGCTTATGTATATGTGACCAAGGAAGATGGTATACCTCATCTTGTATGGCAAGCAGTCAGAAGTTGCTTTGGAACCGGTTTGTGGAATAACGACAAGCCTTGGGACAATGACGAGTTATGGAATAACGGATAAAAGTAATAACATATATGGCGAAAAAGAAAACAAAAGACAATCTTACTGACCTTGGTCAGGATTGGATGGGTAGAGGGGACAAAGGATGGACTCCCACTTCCGATGGAAGAGCATTCGATGGTCAAGATGTCCAGTATTTCATCAAGGAAGGACTTCGAAACTATTCGGCATTTTATGCCGGATACATGTACTATTTCGCTACTAGGGCGAAGTATGACAGATGGTCTTCGCTCGATCCGGATGATGAGGAGCAGCTGAAGATAAAGACTGACGAGAGCAATCCAGAAGAACTATGGACATGGAGAACAACCTTCGATTTCAAAGGTACTCTTGATTCCATCGTCTTCCAGGATAGCAGCGATTGGTTCAGGATTGTGACAAGCAACAGTGTCACTGCCGGAACTGCTGCCGAGACATCATCATGTCAGTTAAGTTCTACTACAAGATATATCTACCTGTACATTCCTACCATTGTGACAAGGCAGACTAGTGTTGTTAACTCTTCGTACAAGGACTCTATCGGAGACGAGTACAAGGTCAGCATCAGGGCAGCGAAGGGAACCGGTGGCTACAATGAAGTAGCCAACTTCTCCATTACCGGTGGAAACAGTCCGCTTGTGAGATCGATCTCAGTTGGTACTGCCGGTTCCATCAAGGATGCTGCTGACTACAGGTTCTCAATGGTAGTAGAGTGCGAGGAGAAGGGACTAAGGTCAACTGCATTCATCGCAACCCAGACAAACGGATCCAACACTCCGCAGATCGTGAAGGTTGTGGATGCTGCTTTTGCAATGACCAATACATATTGGTACAAGCCACTCATGGGAGACTCCACCAAGACTACTGACAACTGGACACTGCGACTCTCCTTCTCCGGTAAGACTGCCCAGACAGTGTACTACAGATGGTACAAGGAACGCAATGCCGACGGATCTGCCGGAAGTGGATGGGAAGGCAGTTGGGCAGTATGGATGTCCGGCAAGAGCAATGTCCCTTCATATACATCATATCCTATAGAAGCGTCATTCCTTCCAAAGGGTGCATCCGGAATCTATCTGCTCTATATCAAGACATCAGTGGTCATCAACTCCGAGACCGGTGCGGAGATGGAGATCTACAAGCAGAATTGTGTAAGAGTGATGTATGTGAAGTCCGGTGAAGAGACCACTGTCAGACTCTTGACATATTCGACATTGAAGACTAAGGATTTCGCCAATGGTACAAAACTTCCAATGGCAACAGTCTCCGTATACAACCAGGGAAAGCCAACTCCGGCTGATGTCTCTCTCGTACTGAAGTCACATATCACTGCTTCCGGTGCAAGCAGTTCCTCTGCGGTTACATACCACCACAGGACCGATGTCAAGCCGGCAACTGCAACAACCATCAACTATACTCCTCAGTACGAGTCCAGTCTTCCGGAATGGTTGTTCGGATACGGATTCCAAGTTGAATATGGCAGTGCTGACGGACATCAGTTCAGTTGGACACCATATGCTGACACCAGATTCACCATGACAAATCCGGTGGCTTACAATGCTACTGCCGGTGCTTCGCTCATCATCAGTCCTGGCAACGAGAGCAATTCAAACAGTAAGACGCAGATCAACAATCTTGCAGTCGCCAACGGAAAGGTTAATATCATATCTTCGGATGGTGTGAACTTCACTGACAATGAAGACGGATGGACAACCGACGGCTTCCTTGAACTTGGTGAGGACTCGCAAGAGACTGATCCGGATACAGGAGAGGTGATCATCTCCGGCAAGTATTCAAGAGACTGCTTGAAAATTCAGGCTTTGTCTAAGTTTATCATTGGCTACAAGCCTTTGTCAGCGTCTCTCGTTTCCAACTCACAAAGCGGATTCACTCTTGATCTTACATTCCGTACATCGAATGTGGCAGACTATGATGATGATGTGTTTACAATCATGTCCGGAACAGAGGAGAGCTGGCAGGGTATCCGTATCAAGGGAGATAGAATCATTGTACATACACAAGGTGCCGACGCCTCAAAGGGCGATAGAGATCAAGACTACACCTTCATGGAAGATGAGACAATAAACCTCATTATATCGTTTGTTCGCAACTATTCCAAGACCGGTACAAATACTTGTATCATCTATGCCAACGGAGCAAAGGTTCGAGAGTTTGACTTCAAGGGTGCTACCACTTCTTTGAGCAGCATCATCAATGAAGGTTATATCACAATCGGATCTAAGTCTTGTGACTTCTATCTCTATGGTCTTAGAGTCTATCATAAGGCTCTGTCAACAATAGAGGCCATGAACAACTATGTTGCATCGCTTCCGGAGTATAACAAGAAGGAAGAGGCTCATGACAAACTCTATTCGGTCATTGACACTAACTCGACTGCTGATCTAGCCATCAGTCTCGATAAGTGCAAGGCTACCGGCAATGTATTCGTCATCACTCCTAGCATGCCTGTCAATGGTAACGATGTCAAGATGAAGGACTGCAAGGTGGACTACTTCTACCAGAACGGCCCAACCATCAAATGGACAGGCGTTACCATCAGTGGTCAAGGTTCATCATCTAAGAACTATTGGAGATGGAACTATAAGTTCGATCTTGGTAAGACTGCTACTCCTACATTGTGGTCACCAGATGGATCGTCTAAGATTAGAGTTGCTACTGCGAAGAAGAACTTTGCTTCCGGAACTCAGTCACATAAGATGGGATTTACAGCTCTCTATGACACACTTCATAAGAAGATTGTTGGCCCAAGCAACAGGAATACTGCCGTCTTCCAATATCCTTTCTATGGATTCCTTTATGACGGAACAAAGTATACCTTCATAGGTCTTTATACTCTTGGACCTGATAAGGGAGACCTTGTATGGTTCGACTATGATAACAAGCCATACATGCAAGTTGAAGGAACGGATCAGTCATATATCGGTACTGCGTTCAGATGTCCTATGTCTGCGATGGAAGACGATGGTGAGAACTACAACTTCAACGGAACAAGTAATTGGGAGTACACTACATCTGATGAATCTCTTAAGCAGAAATGGGAAGACGCTTATGAATTGGTTCACGATACCGGTCAGATGGTTACGACATTCTCCAAGTCATCTACCAAGGATCCAAATAAGGACGATAAAGGATATGGATCGAACGAGTTTATAAATGATCTCGCTCAGCAGACTGACAAGGACAAGGTCAATCGTAAGCTGGGAAGCTACGAGATCATACAGAGAAACACCGGACAAGCCAACTTCGGTCATGTATACTATTATGACGAAGACAAGGCTCAGTGGGTGAAGGCTCTGCAAAGGGACGGAACTCCATTGAATGTCTCTGCTCAGTTGGCAGAGGCAGGATTGTCCGATGCTTTTGCAAATGCTTCTACCAATGTGACTTCAATCCGAAAGGAGACTAAGTTGGAAGTCATCAAGAGGGCGAGACGAATCCTCTTCAAGAGAAAGTACGCAGATCTATGGAACCCTACCGGAATGATGTTCGAGTATACATTCAAGATTATCAACGCTATCTCGGATAACTTCAAGAAGAACTTCTATCCATTCTTGTTCAAGAATGAGAAGGTTGACATGAGACAGGATGACCTTGATACACTAGGCCCAATCAACAATAATGGTAAGAACGGCAAGAAGTATTATGTGGAGTTTGAAGATACTTATACGGAGTCCGAAGGTGCGATTGATGCAGTCTTCTCCGGAACCGACTCCAATCTTGCACAGATGCTTTCTGCCGGTACCGAGAGCGAGTCATCTGCATCTAGTTTCTACAGTGAGCGAATAGCTATGGGACAAAGGATACTTGAAGAGATGCATAAGATGATCAGTCCGGACACTTCAACAGTATCGCCTTACAAGGCTATCATGCAAGTCTATCAGCAGTTCCTTTGGGACAAGGCTCAGGAGAAGTTCCCAGCGTCAGCATACAATGCGGATACTGAATACTCATACGAGGACGCAGTCCGTCAGCCTGCCGGTGCTTTCAAGTCCGATGTAGATCCATTCACTCAGGTTACCGGCCCATCGTATGAGACTGAAAGGGCATGGTTCTCCAAGCGTATGATCTACTGCATGAGCAAGTATGGCTATGGCGATTTCACATGCAGAACTACTGCTTTGGAATTCGGTTCATTGTTGTTCCGTCCGATTCAGCCTTGTAACATGAAGATCAAATATGCGATGGCTATCTATCCTAAGTGTATGAGAGGACAAGGTGACGGTCCAATTCCTCTTGAACACAGAAGAGTTTCTGCCGGAGAAGAGTTTGACATGTACATTCCGGTAGCTGAAACCACCTATGCATATATCCTTGCCGGAGACTACATTCAGTCTATCGAGACATACAACTTGACAAATGACGCTGCCATCACACTAAATTCTAAGCGACTTACATCAGTCAAGATCGGTGGATCATCAACCTTTGACAGCTTGAACTGTAGTGGATGTGCAGCACTTCAGAGCGTGGATATTTCCGGTGTATATCCTGTGACCGGTATTACACTCACCGGTTGCTACAGACTCAATGATGTAAATGTATCCGGTACGCAGATCTCAATGGTTACAATTCCGGACGGAAGTAAGATCAAGAAGATCCATCTTTCAAACAGGACATCTAACATCGAGTATAATAATTTGAGAAATGTGGAAGAGTTCATCGTAGACGGATACACGAATCTTCGTACACTGAGACTCAATGGATGTACCGGCATCAATGGTGTGGCTCTGCTTAAAGAATGTGACAATAACTCCGGACTGACATGTGGACTCCACAATATCTCTGATAAGTATTCTGGAGAAGAGGCTCAGCAGATCGCTACCTTCCTCACCGGATACTCTAGGAAGGCTAACATTACTTATTACAAGGCTGACGGATCAATCACATCCGGATATGATTTCATCTCCGGCACAATTAAACTAGAGGGTGTAAGTTCATCAGTGATTGGACAGATCAATAGCGGAGTGTTCAAGGATCATCTCATCGCATCAAATTAATATAACATATGGAAAAGAACTATATAATTTCACAAATGCTTGCCGAGGATAACATAACTCCGATGTATCCTGCAACCATTGTCGATGCAATTGTTACCGAGAATGGCAAGGACCTGGCAAGCATTGTACATGATGCCACTGATGCTGCTGCGAAGGCGAAGGATGCTGCTGATAAGGCTGATGAGGCATCAAAGACAATTGACTCAAAGGTATCTGGCAAGGCAGACAAGACCTATGTGGATACCGAACTAGGTAAGAAACAAAACACTATAGCTGATTTATCCAATATCCGTAGTGGTGCATCTAGTGGTGCTACTGCCGTACAGCCTAGTGCGATCTCTGACATGGAGACCAAGACTCATGCATCTGCAACCTATCAGCCTAAAGGTAATTACCTCACAGAACACCAGAGCCTTGCTGATTATGCCAAGAAGTCCGAACTGCCTACCAAGACAAGCGAACTGACCAACGACTCAGGGTACCTCACTTCTCATCAGGACATCTCTGGCAAGGCAGACAAGACCTATGTGGATACCGAACTTGGCAAGAAGCAGAACACCATATCCGATCTCTCCACTATCCGTAGTGGAGCATCTGCAGGTGCTACTGCTGTTCAGCCTTCTGTTATCAGTGATATGGAGACCAAGACACATGCTAGTGCTACATACCAGCCAAAGGGCAACTACCTCACTTCGCATCAGTCTCTGGCAAACTACTACACCAAGACTGAGATTGACTCAATGATTACTGCAACCTTAACAGCGAACTACTAATGGCAAAGAACAATAACATAGGAGACCTTCTCCAGAGCGTGGCAAATGCCATAAGAACCAGAAAGGGTACTACCGAGCCTATCAACGCACAGAACTTCGACCAGGAGATTCTGGACATACCTAGTGGCATGAACTCCATCGATGAGACTGCCGATGTCATCAAGGCCTGTGGTGGTGAGGTGTCATACGATGACTCTGTACTTGCCAATGGCGTGGCTAAACTCTTTGCCGATGAGCCTACAGAGAACACATGGAACGGAGCCAGAGTGACTGCCGATGGTGGATCAATCAGGGATGGTGTGGCTTATGTGAGCAAGGTAAATGGAAAGACTTTGAAGGTATGGCAAATAGTTAAAAGAAGTGTCTCTGCTAGGACGGTAAATGGAATAAGTATTTCTTATGAAGATGATTCAACAATTGTTCTCAACGGAACTGCTACAGTAGATACTGTTTTCTATGGAATGAAATCGTATGGAGGTGTTTTTGCACTAACTGAACTTGGCAATAAACTTCTTTCTAGAATATTTTATATTGGGAACAGACCAAATGGTAGTTATAGGTTTGGATTTAATTCAGGAGTTATTGCTAATAATACACCAGATTATCTCATATATACCAACTCTGGTAATTATCAGTATCCTCTTATCCAAGTGAATAAAGATTGTGTTTGTGATAATGTAAAATTTAAGTGGAATGTCTTTGACCTCACCAAGATGTTCGGTTCAGGCAATGAGCCAATTACTCCAAATGAGTTCGCCCAGCGTCTAGGCTACGCAACAATTGACGATGTGCCTTATATCCCATACACCGAGACTCCACAACTCGTTTCACTTACTGCAAGTGGGGTGAAGAGTAAGGAAAAGACAATAATGTGGAATCAGTTGTATGAACTTAAAAGCACGTCATTATCTACTTCAACAACAATGCTCTACAAACAAAATGGAGTCTTTAATTTAAAAGGTAATGATACTAGAGGATATGGTTATTTTCAAGCCAAAGTTGCTATACCTAATCATAAATACTTTTTTTATTTTAAAGTAATTAGTTTTAATGATAACCGTAGCAATCAGACAATAAATGTTAGGTTTACGGGCAATGGTACTATTGTAAGTTCAAAACAATATACTATTAACTCAAACTATAGTATTCAAACTGCACCATTAAATTCAGATAATATACAGACACAAATATTATATTCTTCAAATGCCGATATTGATACGACTTTATATATTAGACTTCATGATTTAACTGATATGTTCGGAGAGGGAAATGAGCCTTCTGCCGAAGAATTCCTCGCCATGTTTCCTAACGACTACTATGAAACTAACACTGGTGAAGAGTTGAATTACAATTTGAAATCACCTATGGTGTCTACTCTTCCTCTTCCTATCGACCAGATCATTGATGAGAAAGGCGAGAAGGTGTTCCCTAATGGACTATTGTCGGTTGGTGATATTCACGATGAGATTGACCTTGAGAGAGGTGTCGCTGTGAAGAGAGTTGGAGTTTACATATTTACTGGTAATGAACTAAGTGACTATTTTGATGTTGGAGATAAAATAAACACAATAACTTATACGGGCGTAGATAAATGGAGAGATATGATAATTATGACACCAGTCATAATATGTAACCATTATAATTATTTTGGTAATGTTACTACTAAGGCTAATGCAAATGCTATTGGTGTAGAAGGTATTCTTGGCTACTCAAGTAATAACACATCTCGCTTTATCTATATTAATACAACTAAGACTTCGGCTAGTGAGTTTAAGACATATTTGCAAGAACTATATACAGCTGGGAGACCATTAACTATTTCTTATCCTATTGGTACTCCAGTAGAGTACCCTCTCTACACAGCAAATACCAAATGCTTGACTGCTGGTTCTGTCAGCGATGAGATTGACCTGGAGAATGGAACCTTTACCAAGAAGATAGGTGTTGTTGATCTTGGAACACTTCAATGGTCTGTAGTAGGTACTCTTGGAGTGTTTAAAAGTACGGCAATATCATCAATGGCAATTCCAAAGTCGGGTGTTATTAATTTTCAGGTTGTAGGATATGATTCAAGAATACCAAGCTATAATGAATCTTATGCAAATTATGATAAGGTTATATGGTGTTATAGTGGAAGTAATACATTAAGATTGAGAGATAGTTCATACACAGACGCTGCTGATTTAAAGAAGGCTCTATCTGGTACTCTCCTTTACTACGAGCTTGCCACCCCTCAAACCTATCCTCTCCTTCCAACCCAGAGATACTACAAGGTTCAGGCGAACGGAACTGAGCAGTTGATGAGAAAGTCTAGGAACTTGTGGGACGAAGAGATGGAAGTAGGTGCTTATGCTACTGCAACTGGAAATGCACAAGCAGATAATACAAAGGTTCGTTCTAAGAATTTTATTCCGATAGATGAATCGTTAAGATATTACCTTTATTATCCAATAGCAGGAAGAATGATTGCTACATTCTATTACGATAAGGATAAAAATTATATCGGTTATAAAGATGGCACAAAAGCACAGAGTTCATTTGTACCTTTAGCAGGTGCAGCTTATATGAAATTTTGGGTAGTAAAGGCTGATGATAATACACTCTGTTTGAATGTATCCGATGATTCCTTCAATGGCCAGTACGAACCATACGGAGATTTACCATATGATTCAGCAGCACCTCTCACAGCCGACATAGGTTATAGAGGTAGCATCGAAGCAGAAGCACTAAACTTGTTGTAAAATGGAACTATTGAATAATCTAAAGGCACTACTTGCCTACATCAATGAAAGCACAGGTGCTAAGTTCACAAGACTTGGCGATGCCATCAAGCATCTAGTGGAAGAATATAAATCTAAATCTAAATAATAAAGTATATGTATTACGTTATTGAACACAACATCCGTCCAAACGGAGTAGTCAATGTCAGCGAGACTGGCAGATCGACATTTGCACTTGGTCTTAACTACTACTATGAGAGATGCTCAAAGGCAGTAGTCAACGAGGCTTTCGTAACATCACATGTTATGCTTGTAGATGAGAACCTAGAGGTCGTCAAGGTAGACCACCTTGATGGTCAGTACAAAGAACCAGAGCCAACTCCGGCTCCGGAAGTAGAAGTTCCAACTGAACCAAATGAAGAGGTAAACAATGAGTAGGCTCAAAGAAAAATGGAATAAGATTCCAACTGCAACAAAGTGGTACATCGGAATCACATTGGTTGCTATCGTGGTTGTCATTTGGGTGTGTGGCATCAATGGCAATAATGCTGACAACTTCTGGATGAAGTAGATTGAGGAGTGGCTTTTGTCATTACTTTTTGTATCTTTGCACATCCCCTTTATGGGAGGCTAGGATTATAAAACTTTGGGAGTGGTTCTTGCAATATGCCACTCCCTTTTTTTTGTATCTTTGAGTATTGTAATATAGAAATCATATGACAAGGGAAGAGAGTATAATCAAGGCGATTGAGCGAATCATGGAATTGTGTCCGGCGTGTGCAAAGAAGGACACATTAAAGAACACCTTAGACTATCTTAACAAAGTTCTGTCAGAGTTGCTTGATGAGCAGGATGAGAGGTCTTGTGAATGGCTAAAGGATAATCTTGGTTATTACGATAGGAGCGAGATACATATCGGAAAATCCTATGAGGGTTGTATTATAGAGGACTATAAAAGAGCAATGAAGAAATGACAGACAAGCAGAAAGAGTTTCTAAAGGAATATCACAAGGTAGATGCAGACAACATCAAGACATCGTATTTTGAAGATGGTTTCTATTCTTGTATCATCAGTGACATTGGCAGAGAGGATGTTGTCGGTGTCAATATGGGATACTATGAAAACGGCAAGTGGTACTATCAGCCTATCAAGGATGGACTTGTCCAGAGCATCGGTATAGAGCTGGACAATGTTATAGGTGCGATAAGATAACTTACCGATTTCCGCCCAAAACTAAGTGAATTATCTCCAGAAGTGTACTAGTTTTACTATCTTTGTAAGTGGAGCTGAATCCGGGAAGAACGCTCTATATTAAGGAATGTTAGGAATAGGAGTAGATCGTTACAGGTCTGCTCCTTTTTTC